TTTTGTAATAGGGAAAATCCACATGAGATCCTAACCAACCTTTTGGCCTCAATTCTAACAAACTGGCCTTGGAAATTTTAGATTTGAATACTGAAAATATCTTGGTAAAATATTCATTCATGATATCTGTAGTTTCAGTAAAGTCATTTTCAACTAACTTAGGTAGTTGGGTATTCAAATGAAGATCATCCGGATACACTATTCCTAAATCTTTATCTTGTCTTATAAAATGATCTTCTAAAGGATTGTCACTGTTTTTTTTAGAATAGAATCCTAGTCCTCTATATCTATTAAACTTTTCACCCTGTGAATTTTTAGATACTGAAATTGTATTATGCCTCTCTAACAATTTTGCAATTTGTTCTTTCATTTCTGTTAGATTAAAATCATATTGATTTGGAAGTTTAAATATGTTATATCCTAAAATAGGGCGTGTTGTATACCATTCATCTAGAGGTTTAGAATGTCTGACAGTATCAATACAATCTCCCCACGGCTCTGCTAATTTAGTAGACGTTTTCATTTAAAATAATATGTTCGAAATGAGGTGCAATTTTAAAATCAGGAGTTAGCCTACCCCTCCGCTTACTGCCAGCATCTGGAACTCGACCAACCGTTGGACTCCAGTTGGTAATTTTAACCCAAGATGTTCTTAGTTTTTTAGTTTCATCCATAGGAAAGAAAACAATATTTGATTCTGTAAATCCTGCAATAGTATTAAACCCTTTGGCCCATTCTGGGTCTTTATTAAACACTGTACAAACATTTTGTATAAGTTCTTCAAAGGTCCAATTTTGATCTTGTTCTAAGGTATATCTTCCTATTTGCCCTACATTTCTAAATCTGAAAATAGGGTTGCCGCCGATGTGCCTTGACAATTCAAAAAGCCTTGCAGGAACATGATCGTTTGTTCCTTTTTGCATAATGCAGCCTAAATTTACATTCATACGTGCATCTACACATTGCTGCCACGCTTCGATTTTTCTTTCAGCACAACGCATTCCGTCCATCTCTTCGTATACATCATTATCATCTGCACCATTGACACTGATATAGATACTACGCATTCCAGCTTTGGCAAGGTCTTTAGCATACCCGGGTCTAGCTAACATCAGGCCATTAGATTGCATATTTGGTCTATGTCCGAATTCTCTTATTTTTTCTATTATTTCAAAGATGTCTTTTCTTACAGTTGGTTCGCCACCTAGCATTCTAATTTCAGTTTTAAATGGTAATCTTCTTAGAACATCATATAAAAGATCCTTGTCCATGTCGGGCGCTTCTCTGTTTGGAATAAAACAATTAGCACACTCCATATTACATCGATGTGTAATATCAACATAGATAACCGGAAAATGATTTTTTTCCGGTTCGAGTTCGTAGTAAAAATTAATAGGCATCATATTGCATCTATTTATATGTGTATAATTTGTCATCAACGTTTTTATAGTGTTGTTAAATTTTGCCATAAATACTATCGTAACGGAGATACAATCATGGTATTACAATTTTTTACAAAACATCGTCCAAATTTAGACATTCCATTCTTTGAAGATTCAGATGAGGGCAAGGCACGATCAGATGCAATAATTCAATTGGCTAGCGACCATCCTGAACTATGCCTAGGAAGAGACACTTCGCCAATTCCTGCAACTGAGTTAACATGGACTGCTACATGGACATTCGCAGGCCTAGATGAATTTAACCAATTTATAGTATTAGCACAGGAGGCCGATGTCACGTTGAGAGTCGATCGAGCTAGATATTATATAAGAAATGGACACACTCTAGTCATTGAACATCAAAACGAAGGCGACGCAGAAAGATCATTAAATATAAACATTGGGCCCGACGGTGTTCGTGGGCCCAATGGTATCATAAATTTTATTTAAGCTACTGTGTAAGCTGGTACAACATACTCAACACCGTTTACTTTGATCTTAAAGTAAGTGGCAGGAGTAACGGGCAAAGCACTAGCAACACCGGCAGCGCCAGCGGCACTTACTGCTTCTACCATAAAATCCACAGTTCCTGTTCCGCTAGGTTCAAGTACAATATCATCATTGCTGTTCAGTGTGCTGATATTATTTTCAATGATCTGTAAAGAACCGGTACTTAGACCATAATTAACTGTTAGTTGACCGCTGCCTTCGATGATAACATTTTCTCGGAGTGAAGTAGAGCCAGCACCGTTGTTTGATGCAAATACTATTTTAGATAACAGTGAAGTATTGCTCGGTGCAGGATCAACAACAAGAACACTTATTGCCGCCCCTGTTACATAACCACTTGTGCCGTATCCTGTGAATGTAATGTCAGCAATATCATCACCAGTGTTGACAATTATCGGAGAAGTGACAGTACCTCTAGTTCTTGTAAAGGCAAAGTTTCTTGCATCTTGAGACTCATGAGACTGAGATAGATTAACTAAGGTTGTGCCAGCCGAATTAACAGAAAAAGTTGAAGGACCAAAAGAATTAGCGGTGACAGCATTGGTTGTATTGATTGCTGCAAAAGTACTAGTACCTGTTGAGGCTGTAACATTACCAGTTAAATTTCCTGTGACATTACCTGTGACATTACCGGTCAGCGCACCAATCAATGTACCTCTTAGAACACCATCAACTGCGTCAACAAGAACCGATGAATCAAAACCAAACACACTGCCTTTCATATCTCCACTATGATAACCAGTGCTATCACCAATTAGAGAGCCAGTCACTGTACCAACTAAGTTACCAGTTACTGTACCAATGGCAGCATCGCCTACAGTGAATACACCTGTACCCGGATTAAACTTAAAGTTGCTGTTTGTGTAAATTAAATTATCACCAGATTGATCGTCAAAGAACGAAATAAAATGGTCTGCACTAGTTCCCGAAGTATTGACCGTGATAGTTGTTGCGTTTGCACCAGCTGCTGTAGTAATAGCACTTCCACCTACTGTAGAGCCTGCTGGTAAATTAATAACAGTTCCGTTACCACTAATAGTAGCATTGCCGATCCATAGGGCGTTGTCGCCTTCAGTCAAATATAATTTACCAAATTTCTTTGTGTAAGATCCAAGACTGTATGACTCGCTGGTACTAGGAAATACATCACCGCCTACAAATAATTCATTTTCAAAAGTTACATCGCTGCTGAAAATCATGGCCGGAGTAACAGTGATTGCACTACTATCAGCACTGTCAATCAACGATGTAAACAGATTAGTTCCTGTTAAGTTTGTGGCCGAAACAGATGTAGAATTAATTGTGGTCGCATTTAAAATGCTCAATCCTAAGGTATTTGTGCTAGGCTGATAAGTTAAGTTAGTGTCTGTTCTAATACTTTCGTCGCCACTGGAATTTTGAGTAAAACCAATATAGTGAGTAGCTGCTGATGATCCGGAAGCAACTAAAGTTACTGTGGTTGCTATGGTTGCTGAACTAGCTGTACCTGTTAAGTTTCCGGTAACATTACCAGTTAATGCACCAATCAATGTTCCTCTTAGAACACCATCTCTAGCATCAACTAAGGTTGTTGAATCATCTGCAAAAACTGAACCAGTTAAATCTCCGTGGAATGTACCGTTGGTTGTGTTAACTAAAACTGTACTATCTATGCCTACAATATTTCCAGAAATTTCAATATTATAAATATCGCCTTCATTTAGACCTACCGGCTGGCCGCCGATCGTAGAGCCAACTGGAAAGTCAATGGCTGAACCTGTGGATGTTATTACGGCATCGCCTAGGTATATTGAACTACCACTTAGATAGATATCTCTAAATCTGTTTGTAGAAGTTCCTAGATCATATGCAATATTTGTTTCGGGAATAATGTGCCCTTGAGGTACAAAATTACCATAAACAGTATGAGTCTCAGAGTTAACAATTAATCCTGAATCGTCTGCCCACAAATTTCCTTTGAAACCTTGATCAGCAACAATTAGGCCAATATAATCTGATAAATCTTGTGCTACTGTGGCTTGTAATCTGTCACCAACGTAGGCAAATGTAACGCCACTATGTACGGTATTGTCGCTGAGGCTTTCTCCCAAGAACATCTTGGCAGTGGTACTTCTAGCGTCGCCGACGCTGAAGTTGGTCACAGGTAGTCCTCCGAATGCGGAACCGTTGCCTACGTAAACGCTTCCCGTGGTTGTGTCAAAAACAAGTTCGCCCGCTAATGGTATTGTGGCCACCCTATCAGCTGTGGGACCTCTTCTAATCTGTAAAGGCATGCTTAACTCCTGGAATATTCGTATCCTATCTTATATTTACCTCTTTGTTTCTTTTCCGTAAATACATTGCACCCTTAAAATCGTTAAAAAAATATGCGAACTTTGGAACAAATCAATAAGATCAAACAATATTTTGATGATCCCTGTGCGGTTGAACATTTTGTTTCTAGGAATGATATAGACGAATTAATTGCAATTTATGATCAACAGGACAAAATTGTTAAAAACACAGGTCCGGTTACAGTTGATATAGATGCTTTTTTGGAGGTCCCAGTGTTTCAACGGATATTAGCAGCCATTCAAACTAAAATAGGACCATTTGCAGTTACGGCCGGTTTGTTTTTTAAAACAGATTATCCACATATTATACACAACGACGATACATTTGAGCTACCAGAAACGGTCTACAAAGCAATTACTATACCATTAGTTGTTGATGGACACGGAACTCCAAAACTATGCTTCTTTGATCAATATTATTTTCACGGTCCAGCTAAGTTTTTTAAAGGAGACAATAATATACCCACATATTACAATCAACAAATCTATGATTACAAAGATCTAGACGGAGTTGTTGATCGGCCCTTTGCAGGTCCTAAGGAATATTTTACACATCTAAAGCCCAGTTGGTTACAAGGTCTAAGCCTACACTCTACTATTGATTGGGTTCCCGGTCAGGCTATTATTTTTGACAGTGTAAGACTACACTGTGCTAGTGACTTTAGAAGTCTAGGAATTAGGAGCAAGCTAGGCCTAAGTATTTTTACAAAGAGGTTGTGATGATTTATTGGCAATATGTTGATTTAGATCCTGTAGAAGTTGATCGAATAAAGAAAAAATATCTAGAAATACTACCAGTTCCACAACATTTTTTTCAAACTCTAAACTTGGGCATCAAAGAGTTTATGGGCCGTCCCATTTTTAAAACTGTGATAATCAATGCCATGCCTAATTCCATTGGAAAGATACACAGAGATCATCGACCTTATGACAACAATGTATTAGCCATCAACATTCCGTTGCTTAACTGTGACAATGCAATTACTGAATTTTGGGACACAGACGAAGACCGCAACCTTATACAGTATACTTCTAGCGGAAGTCCTTATATAGGGTTTAACCATAGTAGATGTAAAAAAATCGATGAATTTAAACTAACCCAACCTGTGGTGTTTAGAACAGACATTCCTCATTCAGTAAACAATTATTCAAACGATGCTAGACTGGCTATCAGTCTACGGCTAGTAAATGACCCCTGGGACTTAGTAAATGGACAAATACATATTTTACCCTAAATTAAACTTTGATTTAGATAGGATTAAAGAGATAGTTAAAAAACATATGAAACTGGAGATTCCCAAATATGCTACTCATCAGCGTAGAGTTCAAGATGAGGAGTACCTTATTGAATTACAAAAACAATATCCATTTTTAAGCAATCTTTATAACATATATACCACAGAACCTAACTACTGCACTCCTATTCATATATGCCCTGCTAGGGGGTGCGCTATTAATATTCCTATCATTTATACAGAAGATTCTTACACTGTATTCTATGAAATTAAAGAAGGAGCTAAAACTAGATATATCAAAGAACGAATCTATGAAGTTATCAAAGAAGAAGATAGTGTGGAAGTTTTTCGATACACTTTAGATAGGCCAACATTGATGAATACACAATTACCTCACGGAGTTATTGGTGGACCACTGGGCCCTAGAACTATTATGAGTTGGAGTGTACTACTTGAGTCAGATTACGAAACAACTAAAAAAACTTTAATGAGTATGTTGTAGATTAGCAATAACCTTGCTGACATTTTCCGAGTTAAAAGGTACATTTAGAATAAGATGTATGCTATCATTAACCCAACTAACAGTTCTATGTGTTAGTCGTGTGTTAACATAATAGACTCGACCTTGCTCTATCTGTAATTTTTTATCATCCATTAGCCAATCGTAGTCTAATGGAGCACAGTTGTTTAAGAAAACAATCAGCCTAAACACATCCCTAGGCATGCTAGGATGATCTCTATGAGGAACAAAATAACCTCCTATGTCGCTTTTAACTAGAAAAGTTCTACCCAGTGGCATCCATTCTTGTAAAAAAAGTTTTAGACTATTACATTCTCGAAAGATATCTGTAGGATGCCCGAATTCAAGTTCACTTAATCTACGACCGGCAGCATAACTGGCCTGTGCTAGGCTGGGATTATCTTTATGTGATTTACCTTGTAAATTTGTTACAGTTAGACTTTTACGATTGTTTGGACGATCAGTTCTTGGAAGGTAGTCTACCCAGTCATTATTGAACTGATCTATTTCCTGCATAAATTGACCGCAGTCTAGTTTCCATTTTAAAGGGACTACAGCACCTAGATTAGCCAATGCTAGTTCGTTAGATAATGTTTCTAAAGAAACTTTAGAAGGATCATATTGTGCTGACTGACCGCTAATACCTTGAGGAACTTTAACATTCATATTAGTAGTTATAGTAGTCCGTTATCTTCTTGTCCCAGTTTTGAAAAACTCCACGATCTTTCTGTACACTGCCAACAACGATTACAACGACCAATAGATTGTTCCGTACAAGAATGAGTAATGTAGATCAAATCTTGTTGATTATGCTTAAACATCATATCAATTATATCAGTTTTGTACAGATCAACGAATGGAAATATAATTCTAGGATCATTGGACTTTTTATCTCTCTTAGGAGCTCCGGGCAAATGATCTAATTCGGGAGGATTTTGATTAATTCCTATAAACAAACGATTTACTAGATAGTTATTAAAAATGTCAATCACTGCTGTGGTACTTTGTACTCTATGAGGAGCTCTTGGGTCACCTACATAAATTGTTTCCGGAATACTTAGATTAAATTTTTTATTAAAATGCTCGATTATCGGATTAGCATAAAAGGCAGAGCCATCCGTTTTATTAATTGTAAATGGTTGCAAGTTAATTTTTGGTTCTTGTTGTATAAGTAGATACAATAGTATTGCACTATCTAGCCCTCCAGATAGCATTATACCGTATTTTTTGTCAAGGTCAATTGGTGGAATCATCGATGATATTTATAGAAAGATCTTGACTACTAGAATAAAGAGTATATAATAGTATTGTGGTCGTGAGTGGAATTGGCAGACCTGCCGCTTTTTCCTAGGAGAAGTTGGTGCCGGGGCAAAGTCCTAGACAACGCCTTTGTAGGTTCGAAACCTACCGACCACACCAAATACTATAATAAGTATTAGAACATAACTTTAAGGAAAACATTATGTCAACAACAGTAGAACAACTAAAAGCAGACTTCGAAGCATTCTTAGCTGAGGACGCAAAGTTTACAGCAGGCAACGGTGCCGCAGGTACCCGTGCTCGTAAAGCACTTCAAGAAGTAGCCAAGGGTGTTAAAGCTCGCCGCAATGAAATTACAGAAGAAAAGAACGCCCGCAAAGAAGCCAAGGCTTAAATATGAGCAAGGAAGATCTTGACGATCCCGGTGTAGGCATCATCGCACAGGATATCTGTACATTAGATCTAGGATACGGCGCTGTCCCTCCTGACTACGGTAACATCAGTTACAGTGGCGGCGTCGATACTATCACCTTAGATAGCAGTACTATGTATAGTGGAAATACTATTACTTTACCTACTACCACTATTAGTAATGGTGGGTATACAATCGGTGCTACTGGCAGTAGTGGACAGTTTTATACCTCTACAGGTACAGGCGGTCATAACTGGAATAATCCACCAAGTGTTTATATCAGTAATGGCGGTATCGATATGGCTGCTGGTACTGATATTAAGGTAGATGGAAAAAGTCTTAAAGAGTTTATGACCAAGATGGAAGAACGCCTGGCCATACTGGTTCCCGATCCTAGCAAACTAGAAAAGTTTGAAGCCCTTAAAAAGGCCTACGAACATTACAAACTGATGGAGTCTCTCTGTCAGGAACAACCTAAAGAAGAAGATTAAATAATGGATGTTAAACTGGTATCCTACAGTCAACCCACTGACGAATTTAGAGATCTGGGCATCGATGATGCGCAGGAACTCATTGCGTATTGCGCCCGTGTGTCCAATCCAAGCAATCAATTTAACTCTGAGACATCAGAGAAGCTTATACGATACTTGGTCAAACACGCACACTGGAGCCCGCTCGAAATGGTCTCAGCCTGTGTTGAAATCACTACCACCCGTGACATTGCCCGACAGATCCTTAGACACAGAAGTTTCAGTTTCCAGGAATTCAGTCAACGCTATGCTGACCCAACTAAAGATCTCAAATTCGTTACAAGAGAAGCTAGACTTCAAGACCCCAAGAACAGACAGAACTCAGTCGAAGTGGAAGATCAACTGCTACAAAATGAATGGTACAGAGCTCAACAACGAGTCATCTATGCCGCACAACGAGAATACGAATGGGCTATCGCTAATGGCATAGCCAAGGAACAGGCTCGTGCTGTGTTACCCGAAGGCCTAATTGAAAGCAGACTGTATATGAACGGCACCCTGCGTTCGTGGATTCACTTTATTGAACTGCGTAGTGGTAACGGCACACAGAAAGAGCATCAACTTATTGCCCTAGCCTGTGCTAAAGCTATCGCTGCGATATTTCCAATGAGTGAAAGCCTGGTACAAAATGGATAAGCTGCCAGAGTTCTGCGAGAATTACGAAGTACGAGTTCTCAACGATCAAAAAAAGAGAGCGAGGTACCATCCTCCTCGCTTTTTCACAGACCCGGAAAATGCTTCTATTATTAGAGATGATCTAGTTTCTTACGAAACTGAGCGTGTGTTTACTCTAGAAATTCCAGAAAGCAGGCTGCGGGCATTGATCGAACTGGAACAGCGTTTCTTTAGATGGCAAAAGCATACTAAAGGAGAAGTAGACTTCTTTGATATGTTGATGAGCAAAGAGCGTGAAGAAGCTGCCTTTAGATTTTCAAACGAAGCTGTACAAAAAGCATACGAACAATATAGTTTGATGCTCAATTTAGCAGGTTATCAAAGGAGATTTTAAAAATGAATGAAGTACAAATCGTATCAGCATGTCTAGCATTCTTAGTTCTGTGTGGAGCAGTATACGGCCACATCGGGTTTGCCAAAATGAAAGAATGTTATGGTATGTGGTTTACAAAGGAATACTGGACTGATTACAATACAGTAGAATTTCTTTCTTGGTTTGCTAAGGCCACTATCATTGTCCCAGGTTTAATATTTGGTATTAGTGTTTGGTGGCTGTATTTCTTTACTCTGTTCACTAGCCTAACACTTATTTGGGCTAGTGAAAAGAAACTATTACCAACACTAGTAGGCTTTAATACTATTTGGGCCTGGATTAGCTGTATGGTATTGGCGCAACATCTTGTAAAATAAAACAAGTCAAAAGAGAATCTCGTTGACAGGTTTCTAGAAAGATAGTATAATTAAGTTGTTCAACAGAGAAAATATACTATCATGGCACAGCATTCAAATTACTGGAGTTGTACTCCTTTCGCCGATTGGCTTCGCGGAACCAAGAAGCTCAGTGCCGGCACCGCCGAAGAATGGGACGAATGGACCAACGCTGCTAAAATCAAGCATAACTTTCGCTATTGGTTAGCCGAAGATGCACTCGGATATGTCCAAGATTTCGTCACTTGGCCTAACAGGAAATTAAATGACATCCGTTACTACATTAACAATCGTTGGATCACTCGCAGTCATTGCCTCACTGCTCATCCCCGTAACATCAGACCTGGCGATTGGTGTGATGTCGGTAATCGTTTTTTGCCTTGTCTCTTTAACGAACTCGTAGACTTTGTTGAAATAGAACAGGCCTGGCATCACTGCATTTGGAGTGATGAAATGAAAACCAAATACAATGTGCCTTGGTACCGCAGTGGTTGGCTACGCCTACGGACCTGGCGTTGTCCAGATGCCGGCATTGAATATTTGGTTTGGGCCAGCGGACTTAGAGTCAAAGAAGATATGGGCTGTAATCCCGGGGACAAGGGTTATGGCGAACTTACCTATCAAGCCAAAGCTGCCACAGAAATCCTTGAACTCTATCGTTGGTGGACTGTGGTCTATCCTAATCGCCCAGATCCTTATGAAGCATCGGGTTGGAGTGCTCACTGCGAAGCTATGCGTCTAAAAAATCCAGGCAGTATGTTTTCTAGCCTGAACACTAAAGATCCTGCAGATCGCAAGGCCAGCGACCGAGCTCACAAGCTACTTCAGAAAATTGAAGCGGCCTACGAAAAAGAAGATGAAGCTATGATGATTCGTCTTATCAAAATCCGAGACGGCCTATGGACTTGATCTGTTGTCAAACACCAAAATTGTACTCAGAAGAGCACGACTGTTTCTATTGTAAACCCTGTAATAAATGGTTAGAGGAAAAATGCGATGACGAAGAATGTGAATACTGTTGGAACAGACCTCCAAAGCCTTCCGATTGTGAGCCCATTCAGAATGTGGGTTCAGAATCTGTGGATAGAAAACTGTGAAGAGCGTCTTGTTTATAAGCAAGATCCTGTTACACAACAACAATACTGGAATACATACAAATGGTGGATAAAGAGAGAATACAGGCACAAGCACCCGCAGAAGGCGTCTTAAAACGCAGCGACTGGGGTGATGCCATCACCTATCAAGTGGTTTGCGAATGCCAGGATGCCAATCACGATCATAATGTTTGGGTCGAAGCCGACGACCATCGAGTTACAGTCACTACCTATACAACACAAAAGTCTAAATGGTGGACACTAAATCGTTGGCAGACTATTTGGATTCTACTTACCAAAGGCCATGTAGAGTACGAAGCCAACATCATCATGACTGCGCAACAGGCAGTCAACTATGCAGAGACTCTAAAGAAAGCAGTAGAAGATGTCAAAAATTTCAAAAAGCCCTGATCGGCACACCTTTCAACGAGATAACTATATCAAACGACAAGAAGAAAAAGGTGAAGCCGTGAACGAAGACTATCTAGAGATGTTCGAAAACAGCATCCAACGACACAAGGCCAAGTTTGAAGATCCCGCTGACCGTATTGAAAATATGGAATACGATCTTCTGACCACTGATTGGATATTGGAGAAGGTTCGTGAAAGCGATGTCTATGCTCAAAATCTCTATGCTGCCATGTGCAATAGGGATTTCATCAAGCACGATGTTATGCCAATCCTTAAAAATCAACGCTGGGCATGTTCGTGGAGATATGCCGGCGGCATTATTGCTGACATGCGTAAAGAAGGCGATTATATTGATTGGTATTGTAGCGGCATTAAAAATCTTCCGCCTACTGAAGAAGAATTTCAAAAGCTATCACTGGAAGAACAAGCTAGAGCAAAGGAATACGATGCCTATGTTCCGGAAAGTGTAGTCACTGATGAGATCCGAAAGGATCTGTTTCGTCTGGGCTGGGTAGTCCAAGACGATGAAATGGACGAATAACCAAAAGGAGAAAGTTGTCCAAAATGAACTGGGAACTCTATGAAGTATGGGCCGAGGATGAAGACGGCCATGAGGAGTTGATTGATACAACTAACAGCCGTAGCCAGGCTTTCAAATTGGCGCAAGATACTCTTGCCGAAGGGTATATTGCTAGTATCGTCTATTTGGAAAACGAAGAAGGCGATTTGGAAAAGGTAAAACGATTTGAAAACGGTTGACAACACTAGTAAACGATGCTATAATATTAGTATTGTTAAACACACAGGAGTGAATAATGGCTACTAAAGCAAAACATTTGGCAGATGCAAGAGCCTCTAAGGGTCGAGATTTTAGTCCAAAATGGGATGGCCACGAAGCTTGGGATTCTAATCAATTCCTACGACACTTTCATGGTGCTATGGCCTGGTATCGTTTGGAAAGTTCTAATAAAGAACTCAAACCCAAAGTTATCAATTGGATGAGTGCTAATGGTTATACCAAAGCACAAATTGCTGATTTTAAAAAGACCAAAGACAATCGTTGTGGAATGACCGTAGGTGCTATTGCTGCCTGCTTGTTAAAAGGTATGCCACCAGTTCGTGCAGACTTCAACGATGGCCGTAGCACAGCAGTTTGGTTGGCTAATGAAGTTTCTAAGATTGTTGCTGAAGGCAAAGACGACATCGACGAAAGCGAAGAGGCCAAAGTCGAAGTTAAAAAGGATGTTTATACACCTAGCATTCAAGAACGAGTCCGTGATGCCAGTATGTTGATGACTGAAGAAATTGAAACAGCCATTGAAAATTTTCAAACAGATCCCGAAGCGTTTGACCCCAAAGCATTTAAGATTCTAAATATGCTGAAAGCCAAACAGGCCAAGGCCGCTCATGCTCGTATTATTCGTGAGTTCTATACTCGCAATCTTGAAGAATTAATTGAAGCCGCCTCAACTAAAGATGAACAACTTAAAGAAGCCTACAGCCACTTGAGCAAGGTACAACTGCGAAAGATTACTGCGTTCTATCAAGAGATTGTCAGTGCCTGTGAGATGTTGGCACAAGAAGCCAAAGTCAATCGCAAGCCCAAAGCTAAAAAGGCTGTGCCTGCTGAGAAGATTGTGGCCAAACTCAAGTACAAAAAAGCAGACGAACCGTTGAAACTAGTGTCAATTAATCCTGCAGATATCTTGGGTGCAAAAGAACTGTGGACCTACAATACCAAAAGTCGTAAATTGGGCAAGTATGTTGCCTCGGAGTTTGCAGATCTCGGAGTAAAAGGTACAAGTATTGTAAACTTCGACGAACATAAGAGTGTACAAAAGACTCTTCGCAAGCCAATTGATCAGCTCAAAGAGTTTAAGGCAGCAGGAAAGGTTGCACTACGCAAGTTCTTGGATGATATCAATGCTGTAGATACCAAGATGAACGGTCGTATCAACGAAGAGATTATGTTACTCAAAGTGCAGTAAAACAGCCTCTGCCATAGTCATGATAAATACACGACTATGGCAGAAAACAATCTCGACAAAGCTCTCGCATATTTAGGCTCCAGCCTAAATACCCTTGTTACACAGGCCAACGGCCCTGTAGATCTAGACAATCTACATACAAGAATACTCAAACGCAGTCTAACTGGTGACCATTTAATGGGCGGCACCATTGTTAATTTTGCCAGTACAGGCATCAAAGACGAAGCAAGCTCACAACAACTAACAATAAAGGATTCCAGCGTAGAGATTAAAAATCTTACAGTTGGCGCAGTCAAAGGCAGTCTATCGGTAGAGAATACCATTACTGCTAGTACTATTAAAGTTGATGTTCTTGAAGTAAGAGAACTAAAAACTGACTTAAAATTAGGGCAAAGTGCCCCATTAGAAATAACCGTTACCGGTGGCGACACACTAGTCGGCAAAGGAATGTTGTTGAAAGGGCAAGGCTCAACCAAACAACTGATATTCAGTATCAATCCAGACAAGTTTGTCAGTACAGAACATTTTGAATTAATCAAAGATCGCGAATATCGAATCGACGGTAATCAGGTATTGTCGGCAACCGCTCTAGGTCTAGGCGTTGTTAAAAGCAATCTTAGAGAAGTTGGCCGTTTGCGTGGCTTGATAGTCGATGGTAGTGTTAGTCTAGATCAATATGTATTTTACAACAACTCCACTAACCGATTTGGTATTGGTATAGAGAATCCCAATGCTGGTTTGTCAGTATGCGAGAACGGTGTTGAAGTCATTATTGGCACTAAGGATCAAACCAAAGGTGTTGTAGGAACTTTTGCAGCCGCAGGACTTGACCTAGTCACTGATAATACTTCAAGAATAAACATCGGAGCCAGCGGAAATATCCTATTAGGTAACATCAGTGAAGGTCCAGTCCAAGTGTCTGTACATGGAAAGCTGGCCATTAGAGTCAATGTTCCGGATCCCGATGTTGACCTTCATGTCAACGGACCTATTCGATTCCACGGACATCTACATGTCTATGCGGACTCTGCTCCAGACTCAGGAACTTACAAAACTGGTGACATTGTATGGAACACTGCTCCTAGAACAGGCGGCCATGTTGGTTGGGTCTGTACTCGTGCTGGAAGTCCAGGCGACTGGAATCCGTTTGGTCCAATAACACAGGCAGGATAACATGTCAGATAAACTAACACAAGCAGCAGAATTATTATCGCAGGCACTTCGAGAAATTACACAAGAAAACACCACCAGTCAAAGTGACCGTGTTGTTGTATTCAGTGCAGACAAAGACGGCAATAACTACGGCAAGGGTCTAATGTGGCAAGGCCAAGGATCAACCAAACAGTTTATCTTTGCTAAAGGTGATAAATTTGTCAGTACTGAATCCATTGAACTAGTAAAAGACCAAACATTTAACATCAACAATACTCCGGTACTCAGTGAAACTCAGCTAGGTACTAGTGTTATAAAAAGTAACCTGCGTGAAGTTGGCAGATTACGAGGACTAGTTGTTGACGGAAGTGTCAATATTGGACAATACATTGTTTATAATAACAACAATAATAGATTAGGTCTAGGAACAGAAAATCCCAATGCCGCATTAAGCATTGCCGAGGACGGTATGGAACTGATGTTAGGCAGCAGTACAGGCGGTCGAGCAATAATTGGAACATTCGGCAGCAATGATCTAGATATTGTAACTGACAGTACACCTAGAATTACCCTAGAGGGTGGCGGCAATATCAAATTAGGTAACAAGGCATTTGGACCAATACAGGTTCACGTACATGGCAAATTAGCTGTAGGGGTCAAAACTCTAGACAGTCGAGCAGATGTTCATGTTGCAGGTGCTATAAAATTCAACGAAAGACTACATCAATATCTAAATTCAGCTCCCGACAACGGAACCTACGAGCGGGGATCAGTGGTTTGGAATACTGAACCGGATGTTGGGCGATGTGTAGGATGGGTATGTGTTCGTGCCGGCAGTCCGGGAACATGGATGCCATTTGGCGAGATCAAACAAAGCGGCTAACATGCACTACTCACAGACCGCTGTGGTCATAGGCAACGGAGAAAGTCGCAGTTCTCTAGATCTCGCCAACTTAAAAAATACAGTAACACTCATAGGCTGCAATGCCATTCACAGAGATCTTGCGGTCGATCATCTTGTGTGTTGCGATCAACGCATGGTCAAAGAAGCTGTGGCCAATAAAACCATAAGCCATATCTATACGAGACCAAGATATTTTAGAGATTTTCATAAAATTCTGCAAAAAGATGCAGTAAATAATTTGCCTAATTTACCCTACCAGGGAACACTAAAACCCGATCAACCGGAACATTGGGGTAGCGGTCCCTATGCCACACTGCTAGCGGCACATTTAAAATTTAAATCAGTCTATATGGTGGGGTTTGATCTCTACGGAAAGAATCGATTAGTTAATAATGTTTATAAAGATACTAATAACTATCTTCCGGCCGGTAAGCCAGCAGTTGATCCTGCCTATTGGATCTATCAAGGACGAAAAGTTTTTCAATGCTATGAGTCTGTGAAATTTAAAATATTCAATCTACCAGAATGGACTCTACCAACCGAATGGCAGTTGCCCAATGTGGAGGCATTTGATTTAAATAAATTTAGATTAGAGCTTGCAAACGAAGTAAATACCCTGTATACTTAACAGAAGCGGACTTTTAACGCCATTCATCCCGCTATATAAACTCTGCATGTCGTCAAACTTGCTACCTTACAAAGGAGACTAGAGATGGCAAATCTTCAACCCGTACAATACAAGTACACAAGCACCAAAGAATATCACGACGCCTTTCCCTGTGCATACAGACAATGGCGAGCTGATAGTCACTGTAATTTAAATCATGGCTATTCATTTAGCATGAAATTTTACTTTGGCACTAACGACCTAGATGTTCGCAATTGGGCGGCAGACTACGGTGGCTTAAAAGAACTTAAAAAGATCCTAGAAGATCAATTTGATCACACTACACTAGTCAGTGCCGACGATCCAGAACTAGAATTCTACAAAGAAATGGAACGCCGTAAGTTGGCAAAGCTGACTATTCTTCCTGCACTAGGTTGCGAAGCACTAAGCGACATGCTCTACAAGTATGTCAATGGTGTTTACATTCCAGACATGTGGGGTGATGGTGAAAGCAAACGCCTATGGTGCTATCGTGTAGAAGTTCGCGAAACACAGGCTAACATGGCATTCCGAGAAGGACATCGTGAATGGAATGAGGATCTATTTGCGTGAACTCGATTGAACGAGTATGGGCCCGGGCAACCGGGCACCTTATGGGGAATACTGATAGCGACCGTCCAGATGTTCCTATTCTAACACTAAAAGAAGCCCGTTGGGCTTTGTTCTTTAAAACATTCTGGGTTATAATACATGTGGTAACTTGCTTTTTTATTATTGCCAACACCATTAGACACTGGTAAATAATAATATGCGTACATTTAACATTCACAATATCACCATAGGCAACGATCATCCATTTGTGTTGATCGCAGGCCCCTGTCAAATTGAGAGTCAAGATCATGCTCTCGATACAGCTGAACGAATTAAACAAATTACCGGCGAACTAGGAATTAAATTCGTTTACAAAAGTAGCTTTGATAAAGCCAATCGTTCTAGTGTCAGTACTAAACGAGGACTAGGTATCAAAGAAGGATTAGAAATACTCAATACAGTCAAGCACAAACTTGGAGTGCCTATTCTCACCGATATTCACGAGACCTGGCAAGCACAAGAAGTCAGCGATGCAGGTGTAGATATTTTACAAATTCCTGCGTTCTTGTGTCGTCAGACTGACTTGTTATTGGCAGCAGGGGTTACTGGTAAAGCAATCAATGTCAAGAAAGGTCAATTCCTTGCTCCTCACGACATGAAAAATGTTGCCGAAAAGATTGCTAGCACAGGCAACGAACACATTATGTTATGTGAAAGGGGATACACTCATGGATATAACAATTTGGTTGTGGATATGCGTAGCCTACCTATTATGGCAAGCACCGGGTATCCAGTGGTCTTTGATGCCACACATTCTGTTCAGCAACCCGGAGGGCTGGGATCAGTCTCCGGAGGGGATCGCACTATGGTCCCGTACCTCGCGAGGGCAGCAGTGGCCACCGGATGCGTGAGTGCTGTGTTCATGGAAACTCACGAAGATCCGGATCGTGCGCCCAGCGATGGTCCTAACATGATCAAGCTAGATAACTTAAAAAACATACTTGAAGAATTGGTTGCCATAGATGAAATTGTCAAAAGAAGTAAGAGCCAGTCTAAGTAAAGAACAGTTTCGTTTTTATAAACAAAACGGATATCTAGCGCCGATAACGACCAATCTATCAACACCAATTGATCCCGCCGCTGAGAAGATCACAGTTCTCTGTGTAAAGTTTGGGACCAAGTATGGTCCAAACTATGTGGAACGATTGCGTAATATGGTTGCTCGCCATATGACTGTGCCTTACGAATTTGCCTGCTTAACTGATGATCCTAATCCAATTACTGGAGTTCGAACTATCCTTCAACGAAGCGCAGGATATCTCAAACCATGGTGGCACAAAGTTCATATGTTTGATCCCACCCTGGATATACAAGGTAGGATATTGTATCTTGATCTAGATGTAGTCATCTGTAATAACTTAGACAAGTTGGTTGAAAATCTAAAGTATGAGTTTATGGGTATCCAAGACTTTAATAGAAAATTTCATCCAAATTGGCGAATGCTTAACAGCAGTGTGATGAGTTGGCGCCATGGCACACAGAGTGAAATTTGGCAGAAATTTGTTGCCAGTCCTGCCAACGCCCAAAGAATGCACGGAGATCAAGATTGGACCTGGCATGTGGCTAAAGATCGTATTAAATTTTGGCCTATAGAATGGATACAAAGTTATAAATGGGAAATTCGTAGTCGAGAAGATCTAGTTGTTCGAACAGGAAAGAGTGGATTCAAATTTATAGCGCACGATCTAGTGGTAAACTCACAATGTTCTATTGCTGTATTTCACGGAGATCCCAATCCTGATGCTGTGTTTGATCCGTTTGTAGTTGACAACTGGCAGTAACTGTGTTATAATAGTAGCATGACTACTATTACTCGTGACCAATTATCCGCTCTACTGCACACAGGAGAGTGTGTGGTAGAATTTACCAAAGTAGATGGCACAGTTCGCGCCATGCCATGTACGCTTAACGAAGCACTGCTTCCACCACCCTCTGTGCATATTACTAACACAGACAATCCTATCGACTTTCCTGCTCCTAAACGAGAAAAAAAACTGAATCCAGACATCATGAGCGTTTGGTGTTTGGACAAAAAGGAATGGCGTTCCTTCCGTATCGCCAATGTAATTTCTGCAAAAGCAAAAAATGAAAATTCAATTTAACAAAGATACCATGCCCGATGAATTGTACAATGCGCTGTTGAAGCACTTTGTCAACGAAGCTGTTGGGCTAGGAGTAGAAGTAACCAAGTTTACCGAATTTAACGATTGGGTAATTGAATGTACAGTAAATGAGAAAGCAGCGGTACACTAATGACTAAACGCATAGGCTTTGCCTGCAAGTGGATAGATGGTCCTAGCCAAATCGACGGTATTAAACAACAGGATAACTGTAAGCAATACAATACTGGCAGTACCACTGTTGCCTGGTTAAATAGACAAACTAAAGAAGTAGCAGAACAAAAACTATGGGACCTAATGGTAGGTAACATAGAATCTACTCGCAAGTTGGTAGAATTAGTTGGAGAACAACATGAAGATCTTAGAATGGTTCGACTGTCAAGCGATATACTTCCTGTATATACTCAGCAGGATTGGTGCGGGTTTTGGCGGCTTCCCGATGTCCGAGCCTATTGCGAAAGAGCATTTGGAGAAGTGGGAGCTTTGGCTCGCAAGAATAGTGTTAGGCTTAGTATGCACCCTGGTCAGTTCACTGTGCTTGCCTCTAGTAATCCGGGCATTGTAGAACGATCGATTGAAGAATTTGAATATCATACTGATATGGCTCGCTGGATGGGCTTCGGTAAGACATTCCAAGACTTTAAGATCAATGTTCATATCTCAGGCCGCGAAGGTCCCGAAGGCATTCGAAGGGCATTGTCTAGGCTTAGCCCCGAAGCCCGTAATTGTATTACAATCGAAAACGATGAAATGACTTGGGGTATCGATTCTAGTATTGAACTAGCAAAAGATTGTGCTCTAGTACTAGATATTCATCACCATTGGATTAACTCAGGAGAATATATTGACTCGAATGATGACCGTGTTAAAAGGATTATTGATAGTTGGCGTGGTGTGCGCCCTGTTATACATTATAGTCTTTCACGGGAAGATGTTGTTATTGGCCATGCCACAGACACCTTTCCCGCCCTTGATGCGCTGATTGCACAAGGCTACAAAAAACAAAAGCTCAGAGCTCACTCAAACTTCTACTGGAATACAGCAGTGAATGAATGGGCTCTGAGCTTCCGTGATAACTTTGACATCATGTGCGAAAGCAAGGCTAAGAATCTAGCCAGCTTTGCACTCTACAAACAAAGTCTTAAACAGCTGGCTTAGCTTTTGGCTTAGCTGGTGCTTTTGGCGTTGTAGTTTTTGGCTTAGGTGCTGCCTTTGGCGTTGCAGTCTTTGGAGCAGCAGGCTTCTTAGCAAACTGTTGCTTTTTAGGTGCAGGCTTCTTAGCAGGTGCTTGTTCAACTACAGCCGCTGGCGCAACTGCTTCCGGAACAACAACTACTGCCTCAACTGCTGGGGCAGGCGCTACCTCAACTTTATAAGGGGCCGGTGCCTCAACTGCTGGGGCAGGTGCTGCCTCTTTGGCTCCGAATAGTTTCTTGATCAATCCTAGCATATTAAAAGTCTCCTTGGATTTTTATTTAGTATCTACCTACAGGTAGTGTGCTACTAGCTGGCATATCCCAAATTTTCTTCTTTTCAACGCCTTTTCTTTGAGCAAAGCGTTTGCTATCACAGGTTGCGCAACAGTGAAAATAATTGTTGCTCAACCTCTTACGATCAATATGTTTTAGATCTCTACGGAATACTTCGTCGCAATTGTCACAGCGAAACACCGCCAGCGTTTTATTGCGGGTGTAAGCATGTTCTTCTCCTAGCTTACTATGTCTAACATATTGAGTTTCTTGAATTTCTGTTGTTAGGAACATTGTTTATTTACATCCGGCTTATAAAATTTTCAAACTAAATAGTAGAGTAAGCATTAAATCTTAGGATTCTACTATGGCAAGAAAAGTAATTGATACAGGTATTGTGGGCAATGACGGTACCGGTGATAGCATACGCGACTCGTTTCGCAAGGTAAATGAAAACTTCAGAGAGCTCTATGGCGCACTTGGTCTAGGCAGTAGACTTCGCTTTGCTACTCTCGAAGATGCACCTATAGGCGGCACCGGTGACGACTATTATCAAGGATTCGAAAATGCGTTGGTAGCTGTTAATCCCAGCGAATCGGGATTGATATTCAAGCAACTGACTGCAGGAACCGGTATCAGTTTGAATTTTACCGATGAAAATGCAATTCAAATTACCAACACAAGATCTTCAGTAGCGAACGATCCTTCTCCTAGTTTAGGAGGAAATCTACAGGCACAATCAGGTAGCACTCAATATCGTATCCAGTCGCTAGCCACTCCTATAACTTCAGATGAGGCAGCTAATAAAGGCTATGCAGATACCAAAATTGCCCTAGGAGGTGTTAATGCACTAGATCCAGCAGCTGGCAATGTGGCCAATAGTGCGTTTGGTACCATGACCGGACCGTTGATTTTATCTAGAAATCCAAGACCAGAAGATGATGTTACCTACAGCGGTTTAATTGCTGCCACAAAAAACTATGTCGACAATGCAGGTTTTGCATCAGTGGCTAATCTATATGTTGCTACCTCTGGCTCAGACGAAAGAGTTGGAGTTGGGGCCAGCACACAAGGTCGTGCTCTACCATTTGCCTATAGAACGCTAGAAGCTGCTCTAAAGAAAGCTGAAGAAATTATTAAATCATCACCTCCTGAAATCGGACCATATCGTAAGGTACTAACATGGACCAATCCAGATACTGGCGTTATCAGCAATTGTACACTGACTGATATTGCAGTATCCCCGGATAATGGCGTAGGATTTGCGGGTCGTGTTACTCTAACTATTGATACGATTAGATTAGTAGCAGGTGGTTACAACTTTAAGGTAAATGAAGTTTTAAGAATTAATAAGGTAGGTGGTGCCACAATTGATGCTGCTACTGTGAGAATTCTCACAGTAAACAGCGAACCCGGTACTCCGAACGGACCGATTCTTACATTTCAGTTATTAACTGGTGGTAAATTTGACCTAACTTTACCTGTAACAAATGTTAGCGGAAACATCGAAGTTGGAGTTGCTAACGGAAGTGAATTTGGAACTAGTGCAGAATTTGCCATTACCTACAAGGTTAGCACTGCCGTTATTACTTCTGCAGGTTCAGGCTATAGTCTAGTGTCAGTTCGCGTAACTCCTGATATATTGGACACCGGTGCTGTTGCAGGTTTTGGTTTTGCTGACATTGTTGGTGGGGCGATTGCTGGTATTACCATTACAGATCAGGGTAGCAAGTTTACAGAATTTCCCGACCTTGTGGTAACATTACCTAGATTTGAAATCTATACTGGGGGACAAAGAACTGATTTTACCGGAGATGTAACCACTGACAGTGCTGTGGCTCGTAGAGGCCGTGACATTCGCGAAGGCCTTTACTTATTGGGCGAGACTTCTGGAGCATTGGCACAAATTCTTTCGCACCAAGGTGAATTGGATACTACTGGCAACGAACTGTTTGATGTTGACATCAAATACGGTACATTTGTCAACGGGGAGGCAATTTCCTATGGCGATGTAGCTAACACGCGACAGGTAGCAGTTTTTGTTGAAACTGGTATCTATTATGAAAACTTACCGCTAAAGGTTTCACAAAACGTAGCTGTTATTGGCGATGAGTTCCGCCGAACAATTATTCGCCCTAAGAAAGGCATGAGCTCAAGCCCTTGGGCATTTCAATATTTTAAACGAGATCGAGTTATTGATGGTTTAAATACTTCAAGAAACGACCTCAATGCTGCTAGAGAAGACACATTTGGCTATCACTACCTAGGCAATGCAGGTGAGCCAGTTTATCCCGAAGCAAACATTGATAACAAGGGTTTCTATAGATCGGCCGCAGACTTATTAGCTCTCAATAAACAATTTATACAAGAAGAAGTTATTGCCTGGATTAACAAACAGATAGTTGAAGAAGTTGCTCCGTTTGTTGATTTTGAATATAACAGCGACATCTGCAAACGAGATGTAGGACTATTAATTGATGCTATGGTGTTTGACCTTAGGTATGGCAGTGCTCCAAGAACTATTTCGGCAGCACTAAAATACAAAGATGCAAACAATGCCAGCGCGGTACTGGCTGTTACCGAACAGTTAGATCAAACCATTGCAGCTATTCGCAGATTAGAAACTGTTGCACAGGCTGTAATCCGTAATATCGAAATTGTAAACTCAGAATACCTTGCTCCAATTACAGGCACCCTGATTACCTATGTTGAGCCGCAGGTAATTGACACTGCTTATACCGCAGAAACTGGGGCCGGCGGCACCCCGGTTACTGTATCCGCAGTAACCAGAGGTAATGAAACCACAATTACAACATCTCCTGCACACGGGTTGGCTAGTGGAGAAATTGTAACTTTCCGCAACATGACCGGTCTAACTGAATTAAACGGAAACAGCTATTGGATAACAGTAGCAAATAGTACACAGTTTAATATATATACCAACTCTGCAAGATCAGCAAACGTTGTTAGTACATTGTTTGGCGCATATACTGCCAGCTCAGGAGACTGTGTGCCCAACGGCGGTGTTATCGGTAGACTAACTGATGTCATTGTTGATATCATCGACACTTCTAGTGAATCTTATAATACCCCATTAGACAACGATCAAATAGATGTGTTCTTGATGAATGATGCTACAATTATTCGTGCTATGACAATACAAGGCGGTGGAGGATTTGGTCTTGTACTAGATCCCGAGGGACAGATTCTTGCTAAATCTCCGTATGCACAAGAAGGTGCTGTATTTTCAAAGAGTACAGGACGACACACATTTAGTGGTGGTATGTTTGTTGACGGATTTGCAGGCAATATTAAATTTAGAATTACCAACAAGATCAGTACCACAAGACTGGTAGTTGATCAACTAAAAAGATTCCCGCAACTGCCTGCTTCATTTATTGTTCAGGATACAGTTTATCGCATCAACTATGTTAGAGATTTTGAATACGGAGTCGGAGTCAACGGTAGTACTGCAACATTTGTTCTAGACGAAGTTACTCCGTGGCCATTTGATGTTTTTACCTATGAAAAAGAAATATGTCGAAGAGATGTAGGATTAATCATCACAGGCCTAGGCTACGATATTGTCCTAGGAACTAACTATCACAGCAGAAGAGCTGCCCAATCATATAGAGAAGCCAATGCCGAAATAGTCATCAACGATCAACTAGATTTAACTATCCGGGCCATTGACCGAGCGCACGATCGTGCAACTGCTACATTAGAAGCAATTGCTGTATCATCAGAATACGATCCTAGTCTTGCTGTAGTTGATCAAAGTAAACTCAACCTAAGAAATATTATTAGACGAGGCAGTACAGCGGCTCCAACATTGAGTATCACTAATCCAACAGGATTAGCTAGTAATATTGCTAATGCTAAAATTCTTTTGGTAGCCAACACAGAATTTTTAAAACAGGTAGGAACTGGTTATATTACCACTACTTATCCGTCCTTGACATTTTCTGCGCCGGATAGTCAGAAGGACATTGAGCGCATACTAGATAGTTTAATCTATGACCTAGTCTATGGTGGTAACAGTGAAACTCGCAAAGCTGCCTTTGCCTACTTCAACGGTGTCGGCGATGCATTGGTTATTCAACTGTTGTCTACTCAGCCAGAAGCCTGTGAAAATGCTCTAACCACAGTTAAAAATGCAGCTAAACAGGTTATTGTGAATACCACAGTGTCTCCTACCTATGGCGCAACCGCAAGTCAGGTAACAGCTTCTGCAAGTGACGGTGCCGTAGCCGGCGAAATCGAAACACTAATGTCTATCATCATTACCGCACTAAACACCTATCGTGTTACTGGCGGGGCAGAAGAGGCAAAACTTGCAGCCGCAGTGGCATCATTGCCTGCTGAAGTATTACCAAAACTAACAGCAGCATTGGGCGGTTATGATTATGATACTAATCGAACAAATGCTCGTACTGCATTAGAAAGTGCAAAAGTAACCATACAGACTAATGTAATAGAATTTGTCGATGCCAATGCCAATGTCTACGAAGTATTGATGCCTGGTAACAGATCAATGTTGTCAAACGACTTTACACAGATCAACGACATGGGCTACGGGCTGATTGCAGCCAATGGTGGATTGACAGAATGTGTGAGTATGTTTACATACTATTGCTACACTTCTTATTATTCTGTAACAGGCGGACAGATTCGAGGCGTAGGTGGATCGTCAGCTCACGGTGTGTATGCTTTGGCTGCTGAAGGATCAGACCCGTTAGAAGTTCCAACTCCAGTTGACCTGTATTACGAACTTACACAGGGTGCTATTGTATATAATGATCTAGGAAGTTACGATAATGATGTTAATGGCTTTATTATCTATGTAACTGACTATGATTATCCTCCAAGAGATCAAAGTGAAGTTGAAATTGATCACGGTGGTATCACAGGAATAGTAAGATATCCAGTTGTTAGCGCAGTGTCTGAAAGTGATTTCCCTGCAGACTCAACTGGACAGAAGCTGTATCGTCTGAACTTAAACAGTGACACAGACGGATTGGTAGTAGCAGTACCGAATGGTACTAGAGTCACACTAAGAACTAATAACGAAGTTGTTCTTACAGGTGGTGTAGTCGGAGTTGCAGTTCGTCCATCAACTGCTTTGAAAATCAACGAATTATTCGACAGTCAACTATATCGTGTTCTAGAATTTGCAGATTACTTTCCTCCTGCATTTGAGTCAGTGGTTGTTGAATTTGTCACAGGTGTTGCTACTTTGGTTAGAACTGTTGCTAATCCAGCATCTGTTGCTGCTGGACTGTTTGTTGTTGGTAGAGAATATACCATCACAGTTGTGGGCACAACTCCTTGGGGTACTATCGGAGCATCGTCTAGTACCATTGGAGTTGTATTCATTGCCACAGGCATAGGAACTGGTGACGGTACAGCTCGTCCAACTGCTAAACCAGCTCATGGTCAGAAACCGGGATATGCTATAAAATTTGCAACCAGTGGAACTTTGCCGGGTGGCATTTCAGCTGGGGACACCTATTATGTTCTTGACGACGGTTTTACTGATTCAACTTTTAGAATTTCATCATCCAAGAACGGCCAGCCATTAGAAACTACCAGTGCAGGATCAGGTAGTCATTATTTTGAAGCTACAAAACTTGCGGCTACTGCACTGAAAGACGGTTACAACTATGCCGAGGTCACACTATGGCCAAGACAAGAGTTTGTTCCTGTAGCTGCTCCTAGTAATCCAGGTGGTCCTAGACTAGTTGTAGACGCTATTGAATTGGTTAGTGGTTACACATATTATATTGTAACCGTGGGAACCACAACTTGGGCTACAGTAGGTGCAGGTGCTGAAACCGTTGGTACTGTGTTTACCGCAACCGGCGCTGCCGTAGAAACAACAGGTACTGCTGTAGTCGACTCAGCTCGTTGTACATTTGACCATACCAATGACAGAATCGACAAAAACAGTCACGGATTTGCCGACGGCGATGTCATTAGATTTGAAACCAGTGGGCTAATGCCAGCAGGAGTGTTTTCTAGTAGACAATATATTGTTCGAGATTCTGCCGCCAATACCTTTAAACTTTCTAGCTATTCTGGTGGGCCTGTTATTGAATTTAGTGATGATGGTACAGGAATATTTGCTGTAGGCAAGGTCTTGGGTAGAGTTGGAGACTCCGTACTATCCGTTGTAGAACTAGGACCTATTGATGCTGCTCGTATTGTTGGATGTAGATTTACATTCAAGGGTTATAATTATGTTATTACACAATATAACGATGCTGATATAACCGGAGAGACCTATGGAGAGATTTATCTTGACACTCCATTACAAGACAGCGTAATTGCCTACGACAGTCCGATTACGCTGTTTGCCGGTGTACAGGCTAGAACAGAAGACAGTCAAGGCACACTGACCATTCGTATTTCATTGACTCGTGTTACTGGACACGACTTACTAGAAATTGGTACTGGTAGCTATGCCGACACTAACTATCCAAGCGAGATCTACGGACCACCTGTGCGTATTGCTACAGAGACATTGTTAGATACCACAGGCGAAGTAGAATACAGTCAGGTAGTTGAGCGAGGCGAAGGCCGTTGTTTCTTTGTAACCACTGACCAATTTGGTAACTTCTCCGTTGGTCCGTTCTTTAGAGTTGACCAAGGTACTGGTACTGTAACATTCTCTGCTAGTTTGGCATTGAGTAACTTAAGCGGTCTAGGATTCAAGCGTGGTGTTCCAATTGCTGAGTTCTCAACAGATACAACATTTAGCGACAACGCTACTGATACTGTACCGACAGAAAATGCAACTCGTGGTTATCTAGATCGCAGATTGGGCGTGAGTCACGGTGGCGACAATATTGACGCTGCCAGAATGATTCCTCCAACCACTGGTGGCTTCATGGCGCTGAGCGGTCAGTTGGCCATGAAGAACAGTATGAACATGAACGGCTTTAGAATTAGAAATGTAGCCGATCCTGTTGATCCAACTGACGCTGTAAATCGACGCAGTATTAGTTTTGATGCTATTATTGCCAATAGCTTCCCAGGTCAAGCTGTGGATGCCGGAATGACCATTGCGTTCACTGGAGCGGGCAACGAAGGTCGTGCTGTAAAGATTGCAGGTGATCTAACTGTACCTAACGACAATGCTGTTACTACAGGTATCGATTCTACTCTAAACGAGTATAACATTTATATTAAACCTGATATCATCGACAACGCGAATATCAATAGTGCTGCGGCCATTGCGCAGAGCAAGTTGTCAATGGTTACTGCCAGCACTAGAGCAGCAGCCGCAGGCATTACACAAGCAGATAGGGGACTTGCTAGTTTTAACTCAGCTGAATTTACACTAACTAGCGGATGGGTTGAACTAAAAACTAACGGCATTGAACTAGGTAAATTTGCACAGATTGCCACTGACACTGTTTTGGGACGCAGTGCTGCTGGTACCGGTGATGTCAGCGCAGTGGAATTCAGTACCGTGGTCGACGAAGGTGGCTCAATCAAGAAGAGTCAATACAGCAGTCTAGGTTTCTTGCGCAGGACTGGTGCTACTACCAGCAGCCAAGATACCGACTATGGTGTTGTTGAAGCTGTTAGTGCCTATACTGGATTTACTGATGTAAGCGCCAATAACAAATTGGTTATTAGAGACGGTAGCGGTGACATTGGTGTCAGAGATTCTTATGCGTCAAGAGCATTCTATGTAGGAACCAGCGCCAGTGCTAACAAGAAACTGGCCGATACCGCGGTAACTGCCACTGGGGGCTCTATTAACTTATACGGCTTTAGCGGTGTACTAGGTGTTAGTATTGGCGATGGAAGCGTATCTAGTGATAAGGTTTCTAGTTATAGAAATAACAGTCACAGATTCCGTTTAAATGACGACAGTGCATTTGCTCCAATACAGGTCAGTTCGATTATTACCCCCGATGTAACCACAGGCGGTGCTAGCACCGCAGGTACATTAACTGGTAATTGGTCAATGGCGACTACCAGTAACCTAACATTGGGTACCGGTACTATCAACGCCAGTGCAGGTACTTTACAGTCTATAACACTAACCACAGGTGCAGTAGGAACTGCTGGTAGTATTACTGGTGCTTGGAGTTTGAACACCACAAGTAAAATTATTGGACAGACCGGCAGTGAAATTGATTTTGCAACAGGTACCATCAAGTCAAGGACACTGACCACAGGTGCAACTATCACCACAGGTACATTGACTGGTAACTGGAGTTTAGGATCTGCAAGTAAGATTGATTTCAGCAACGGAACTCTACAGTCAACAACATTGACTACAGGTGCTACAGCCACAGCTGGTGTTATCACAGGACAGTGGAGTGTTGCAGTAGGATCAAGTATTAATACCGGTGGAACCACTCTTACAACAAGAGCGATTACTACAGGAGCTGCGGCAACTACAGGAACTATAGAAGGTGACTGGTCGATGTTGACCACAAGTAACATTACTTGGGGCACTGGTTACCTAGACATGCGTCCAGGAACATTCTATACAGATACGCTGACAACAGGTGCTGCTGGGACAGCTGGCGTTATCACAGGTAACTGGAGTATGGCTACTACCAGCAACTTAACTCTAGGTACTGGATACATCGATGCTCGAACAGGTACACTATATACAGATACATTAAATACTGGTGCTAGTGGAACTGCTGGATTAGTAACCGGTGCATGGACCGTTGACACAGGCAGCACATTTGTTGCTACAACTATTCAGAGTCAAGCAAACTCTGCAACAACCACTGCTACTAATGCCAATACCATCAACACAATTGTTCTAAGAGATTCCAGCGGCAACTTCAGTGCTGGAACAATTACTGCCGCTCTAAGTGGTAATGCAAGTACTGCAACTACTTGGGCTACCAGTAGAACAATTACCTTGACTGGTGATGTAACTGGAACAGTAAGCGGTGTTAACGGCGGCGGCGACATATCTATTACTACAACAATCAGCGCTGATGCCACAGTACTAGGTACAGATACAACTGGTCAATATGCAACCACTGTTGCTGTAACCGGAACCGGACTAAGTTGTACTGCACCAAATGCCGCTGACGGTACAGCCTATACTATTACAAGTAATGCAACTAATTTAAACACAGTCAGTACAATTGTTGCTCGTGATTCAAGTGGTAATTTTAGTGCGGGAACAATTAGTGCTGCTCTAAGTGGTAATGCAACTACTGCAACTGCCTGGGCCTCCGGTAGAACAATTACATTGACAGGTGATGTAACTGGGGTATCGGCAGCATTTGACGGTAGTGGTAATCTTAGCTTTGCTACAACTATTGCTGCTAACTCAGTAGCACTAGGTACAGATACCACAGGTGACTATGTTGGAACTGGTGCAGTTTCTGGTAATGGTCTAAGTGGTAGTGCTACTGGCGAGGGGTCTACATTTACTGTTACATCAAATGCTACCAGTGCTAACACAGGTAGTACAATTGTATTCCGTGATGCCAGCGGCAACTTTAGTGCAGGTGTTATGACTGGTACTGCTACAGCGGCACGATATGCTGACTTGGCAGAACGCTATGCTGCAGATCGAGAGTATCCTGTAGGTACTGTTGTAGTGTTTGGTGGTGACAAAGAAATTACAACAACCAATACAAAGATGGACACTGCGGTAGCAGGTGTTATTTCTGCTAACCCTGCGTTTAGAATGAACTGCGAAGCAGGCGAGGACAACACACATCCATATGTTGCACTAGCTGGTCGTGTTCCTTGTCGGGTTGCGGGCAAGATTAAAAAGGGTAACATATTGGTTACCAGTGGAATTCCAGGAGTAGCGGTTGCTGCTGTTGGCGACATTAAGGTAGGATCTATGATAGGAAAAGCCCTTGAGGACTATGACTCAGATCACATAGGCACAATTGAAGTAGCGGTAGGGAGAGCATAATGGCAAAACAAACTATTACATCCGGCAAGGCTCCTATTGTATGGAGCACCGTAGAAGATGCATTTACCAAAATAAACGCCAACTTCACAGAACTCTATGCAAGTGTAGGAGGAGCAGGTATTGAATTTGATTCACTAGAAAGCAGCTTAACTCCTGCACAAAACGATACTTACGATCTAGGTGCACCTAATAAACGCTGGGCCAGTTTGTATCTCAGTGATACACTAATGATTGGGGGTGCAGCCATTACCAATCAAGGATTAACTGTTAATTTGCCAAGTGGTACTACAGTTGGCGGGAATTTAATCATTGATCCCAATAAGACATTCTTTAAAGAATTTTCAGTGAATGGCGACACTTCTATTGTTGCAGAAGATTTTAATGATGTGTTGGACTTTCAAGAAAACACCGGCATTGGTATTACTACCAACTCTAGTTCTAATGCTATTATTATAGAAAATACCGGAGTCACTAGTTTAGTTGCAGGAACTGCTATGGCAATTAGTGGTGCTACTGGCGCTGTCACAGTTAACAATACCGGTGTTACTGCAATTACTGCTGGACTTGGAATGAGTAGAAATACTGCTACAGGTGCAGTAACTATTGTTAATGAAGGTATTGTTGATGTTGACGCAGGTAATGGTATTAGCGTGGGCGCTAGAGACCCAGCGACTGGCAGGGTTATTGTTACTAATACACTGCCAGCAGGCAATGCCTATCGTGTATTTGCCACAGCAGGTGAACCAAACCTAACTGCTCGAAGTACAGCTGACACCATAACACTCATAGAAGGCGCCGGTATAAACATTACCAACACTGTGGCCTCGGGAGCATTTACTAATCGAATAACTTTAGAAAACACAGGTGTGTTGAGTTTAACCGTTGGCGCCGGTCTTACAGTAAGTGCAGCCACTGGGGCTGTTACTCTTAATTTTAATAATAGAATTGATATAATTGGCAGTGTGTTTGGAGATGATTCAACCGCAATTATCAACGGCATTGATAACACTGTCAGTGGTACAACAGTTACTGGAGGTGTTGTTCGATTAACAGGTGGCACAATCTCTACCACTGACTCTAGCGGTATAACTGTTATCACAGCAACAACATTTAATTCAGATGTTACTGTAGAAAATGAACTAACGGTAAGTGGTAATTTAATTGTAAACGGCACCACTACTACCATAAACTCTGTCACACTCACAGTAGATGACAAAAATATAGAACTGGGATCAACGGCATCGCCCACAGATGTCACTGCCGACGGTGGCGGTATCACACTCAAAGGCACCACAGACAAGACATTTAATTATGTAAACTCCACAGGTCTGTGGACAGCCAACATTGGTATTGAAGCTGCTTCATTTACTGGTCCTGCTGCTACCGCTACTACATCTAGCACTGCCGCAAGTGTAGGTTACATGGGCTTGCCGCAGAGTGCTACTACTACCACTGCCACATTGGCTATAGGTGATGCTGGCAAACACATTTATGTGAATACAGCAGGGCAGACAATGACGATTCCGGCAAACAGTGCAGTACCTTATCCCATAGGAACTGCTATTACATTTGTTGCTGGACCAAGTGCTGGCACAGTTACTATTGCTATCACAACAGATATCATGTACTTGGTAGGCACAGGTGGAACAGGTTCAAGAACCTTAGCCGCATACGGTACTGCCACTGCTATCAAAGTGTCAGCCACAGCATGGTATATCAATGGAACAGGACTAACATAAAATGGCAAAGAAAATAATTAGAACCGGCACAACTGCTGACCCAACTGGTGACAGCCTTAAAAATGCCTTTGTAAAAGTAAATGACAATTTTACTGAACTGTACAATGCATTGGGTCTAGATGCTGATACACTAAACATTGGGGCATTTGAATTTGCGGGTAGTACTATGACTACCACGGACAGTACTGCCATTGTGATTGATCAAGCTACCACCATAACCAGCAACCTGTCAGTGGGTGGGGACATTGTTCCCCAGACTGCCAATGGTGGCGACCTAGGCTCAAGCACACTGCCTTGGCGCAGCCTGTATGTGAGTAACAACACAATTTATATTGGTGGCACAGCAGTAGGCCTAGATGCCAATGGTAATCTAACAGTCAACGGCAGTCAAGTCACAGGTGGAAGCGTAAGTAGTTTGGTCAACGGTGCTTATTCAGTTGAAGTAGAATCGACTGGCGCTTTCAAAGTCAATGCACAGGCTATTGTTTCAGAAAATCAATTTGGCATCGAAGGCAATGGATTAGTGCAACTTCAAACGGCCAACGGTGGTTCTTATCTCAGTGTATGGAACGAAGGCAACACTAAAGAAATCAACCTAGTCTTAAATGACGGTGTTGATGATTTTCAAACTTGGACATTTAACACAGACCGCACCTTGATCCTGCCCAATGACAGTAGAATTAAATCCGCTACCAACATCGACATCACCATCGACACTCCGGACAGCAGTACATTCAATTGGCGATTTGGGGCAGATGGGGAGTTAACATTGCCTGGTGGTAGTACCCGTATTGGCACATTGCTGGGATCAGATGCTATTATAGCCAACGAGGACACAGCATTTGGTGTTGTAGCACAAGGAACAAATGGCACAGTTCAACTAGTGTGGATAGAAGATCTAGAAAATTTTGGTACCAGTAATCTAGCGGCTGTATATGTAAATTCTGGAGGTCCAGGTAGTGTTAGAATAGCAACAGGTGACAATGGCGGCCCTGGACCCAATTACTGGGAGTTTAACAACAGTGGTGCATTAACATTCCCCCAAGGCACCACAATTGCCACCGCTGACGGAACAGATGCATTTATCATAGGCGGTGCTGTTGACAAAGATATTCAAATATATACCTACAGTGGTGAGACTGCTCGCGGATGGACCTTTGGCACAGATGGAAGTTTACGAATCCCGGGTGATATTACCAGCAACGGCAACATCAACATTGACATCAACCTTGCAGACTCAACACTGCGTAGATGGCAGTTTGGCGAAGACGGGGATCTAATATTGCCAGCAGGTGGAGATATCAAGAACAGCACAGGCACTAGTGTATTAGGTGGCAGTGTTTCTAATTTGGTCAACGGCACAGAAACTTTTACACTTTCCGCAGCAGGTAATGCAACATTCAGCGGCGAAACTGGCGGTACTGATAGAGGTATCGTATGGGACTATGGCTCGGGTGCTGGCGGTGTTAACAGTAGGATTAGACAAGACGAAGATGGTCTAACTGTTCGTGCTTACACAGAGAACAGTGGAAATTATGCTGCCCCAGTACGAATCCTCACTAATCAAGGTGATAACGAACGAGTTTGGCAGTTCAATGGCGCAGGAAATCTAACCCTTCCGGGTAATATAACATTGCCCAACGGGTCAGTGATAAAAGACACTGACTATCTTGCCGTAGCATTTGGTGAGTTGGCGGGCACAATCTCACAAGGCATCCAGGCAGTGGCAGTTGGTGCCGGTGCCGGTTATAATGGTCAAGGCAACGCAGCAGTGGCCATTGGCTCATATGCTGGAGTAAATTCACAAGGTGGTGAAGCAGTGGCCATTGGAAGTGGTGCCGGCAATGGCTTACAAGGTATTAATGCAGTGGCTATTGGTAGGAGTGCTGGTTATACTGAACAAGGCACCAATGCTATAGCAATTGGCACATTTGCTGGACAAACTAATCAGGCTGCTAACTCAATCATTCTAAATGCCACTGGCGATCCCCTAGAACAAACCACTGCCAACACATTCACCGTGAAACCAGTGAGACAGGGTGAGACAGCAGATGCAATGTATTATAATTCATCCACTGGTGAGATTACCTATGCTGACGCATTCTCGTTCAGTGTGGCAGGAGATGATTCTACACAGAGAACAATATCCAACAACGAATCTATTAAATTTATAGGCTCGGGTGGTATTACCACTGCCAGTGATGCAGAAGGCAATATCACAATCACTGGATCGGGCGGTGGCAGCAGTATACCCACTGTGGTTACCACCGGAGCCGTGGGCGATGATGGTGCGTCTCATTGCAAGGTGCAATTCACAGTGACCAGTGCTACCACAGTGACCGCTGTTGGTGTTACTGCAATTGGTGTGTCTGATCCATCTAAAGGAACAGTTACATTATCTGGATCTCCGGCTACGGGATCATTCGATTTAGTTGTGGTTACCAACACCACCCCCGG